TCCAGACATTCGTCACGTTCGTGTATGCGTTTTGGAACATCGTCTGAAACCATGTCGCGACCGTTGACAATGCGTTCTGAATATCCTGCCACCTTGCCGCGAACCATTGTCCGACTGCTTTCCAGACGTTCACGACGTTGTTATATGCGTTCTGGAACATTGTCAGGAACCATGTCGCCACGGTTGACAATGCGTTCTGAATATCCCGCCACCTTGCCGCGAACCATTGTCCGATCGCTTTGAAAATGTTCACGATATTATTCCACGCATTTTGGAACATGGTTTGAAACCATGTCGCCACGGTTGCAAGCGCGTTTTTGATATCAGTCCAACGGGCAGAAAACCATTGTCCGATATTTTTGAACACGTTCACGATGTTGTTGTATGCTTCCGTGAACCTATCAGAAAACCATTGTCCGACGTTCTGGAATATGGAACAGATCCCCGTCCAGATATCAGAAAAGATTTTTTTCACGTCAACGCCGAATCCTTCGAAATATCCGACGATAAATGAAACCCACGCGTTGATGATGTTTTTCACGTAATCAATGACGTTCTGCAATGCCGCGCCGATATACTGGAAAAATCCGTCAAAATCTCCGTGTAACAAGGCGATCAATGCGTTGATGATATTTGTCACGAAATCGACGACGTTCGTTATTGCCGCGATTATAGGGGCGACCGCGTTTATAATTCCGTTCACAATCGCCATGATGTGCGTCATTATGAGTTCAAACACGGGTTCAAGTGCTGTCATCAGGTTTTTGAAGGCTTCGCCCAACTTTTCAAGTAATGGTTTGACCTTCTGAACCATATCTTGAAACGCCGCCTTGACCTTTTCGACCGCCGCGTTGACCTTTTCCCGAAATTCATCATTTGTTTTATACAGATAGATGAACGCCGCCGCCAATGCCGCGATCGCCGCGATAACTAATCCGACCGGACTTGTAACCGCCGCAAGGACGCCCTTCAATCCGCCGATCTTTGTCATAAGTCCGCCGATCTTTGTCGTAATTCCGCCGATCTTTGTCATTACGCCCCCGATCCCGGATGTTACTTTCCCGATCACGATTAACGCGGGCGCGATTGCTGCCACAACCGCCCCGATCTTGACGATCAACTGTTTCTGACCGTCATCAAGGTTTTTGAACCATTCTGTGAACTGTTTGACCTTCTCGACAAGTTTGTCGATCGCCGGTTGAACAACTTCCAGAATCGACTTCGCAAGTTCCGCCCCGGATAATTTCAGATTATTTGTCGCGACTTTCATCTGATCCCACGGATCAAGGGTTGCGTTGTATGTATCTTCAACCGTGTTCGCGTAATCATCCAACGACGCCGACAGGTCATCGACAGAAAAACGTCCTTCCCGGATCGCCTGCGTCATTTCCGCCGCGCCTTTTTTTCCGAATAATTCCGTCGCGATCTGAAGGGCTTCTGTTTCAGATCCGGCGTTTTTGATTGCTTCGATGTTTTCATTCAGAACGTCGTCAAGGTCTTTCCCTTCCTTTGTGGCGTTCTGCTGTGCTTTTTTCAGGGCTGCAAGTGCTGTTGATGAATCGACGCCGGATGATTCAAACTGTGCCAACAAATTGACACTTTCTTCCAGTCCTAACCCCATTTCCTTTAGGGTTGCGCCGTTCGTTTCAAGTGAACGATAAAGATCGTCCATTGTCAGACCTGTGTCCTGTCCGGCTTTTGTCATCAATCCCAAAACCTTCGATGTTTGGGAAGAATCAACGCCGAATTTTGTCATAATGGAATCCACGGAATCGATCGAATTGTTCAGATCGGTTCCGTTTATCTCTGAAAATCGGATGAACTGTTTTGACAGATCTTCCAATTCATCCCCGGTTTTACCGAAACGCGTGTTGACTTCTCCGATTGCGGTTCCCGCTGTTTCGGCGTCTGTTGGTAGATCTCCGAATACATCGTCCATTTGCTCCGTCAGATCCGCCAACGCGTCCCCTGTTGCCCCGGTTTTTGTGATTATGGTGTCATATCCCTGATCCATATCCATAGCGGCGGCGACTGACGCCCCGGCGACGGCTGTTATTGCCGTTGTGACAGGCATTAACGCCTTCCCTGCGCCTTCAATCTTTTGCCCCGCTGCCTGAACCTTTGTCCCCATTTCTTCAAGGGACGGCGTTGTCTTTTTTACTTGCGCTTCAAGATTTTTCAGTTCAGATTCGGTGTTTATGATCTCCCTTTCAAGTGCGCGATACTTTTCTTCAGGCAATTCGCCACGTTCAAACGCTGCCTTCGCCTGTTCCTGCGCTTCTTTCAGGGTTTTCAGTTTTTCATTTGTCGCCTGAATGGATTCCGTCAGGATCTTTTGTTTCTGGTTCAGCAGATCAACATTTTTCGGATCCAGTTTCAGGGACTTGTCAACCTCTTTCAGTTCGCGTTGAAGTGACTTTGCTTCCTTGTCCGCTCCCTTTAGGGCTTGATCTAATTTTGTAGTTTCGCCCCCGATTTCGATTGTGATTCCTTTAATGTTGTTCGCCATGTCCTGATCCTCTTATTTCTTGCCGAACTTTTCGCGCAGACGTCCGCGATCCGGTTTCGTCTGCTTGTAATAGTAGGCATTTTCTAAATATTTCCGACCTTCTTCAGTCTGGTTCATGCTATGAATAAAGGCGTCCCGGAAATAATACAAATATTCGTCGATATCCATTTCGCCCAACTGTGGGATCGATAGTCCCGTATAATCCGCGACCATTTTTTCCCCCACGCTATCCGGTGTATAAAATAGATTGTTGTCGCTAATATCCCCCGGATAATAGGGGATTGTCAGTTTGGGTTGTTCTGGATTCCGCCGACGAATTTTTCGTAATAATCCGCAATGAACGCCGTCATTTCCTCGATATCGTATTCCGCCGCGATTGTGTCCGGATCTACCTTGTACCCGTTCAAATTGTTGTTCAGGCAGTCCGCCATGACGCCCGCCATTGTGTCGATAACGTCATCAACGCTCGCGTCGTCGTCCTGTTGTAATGCCGTCAACGCCTTGACCTTCTCGAAGGTGTTCTTTGTCGGCATTTTGACCTTAATTTCCTGTCCGTCCTTTAATGTGACGTTGAAAAATGTTCTTTTGATCTTGTTAAAATTGAATGATAAATTTGCCATGATCCGATCCTTTCTGTTCCTGAATATCTGTTTTTAACAAAAACCCGGCGGCGGGCGTTTCTTTTCGTTCCCGACCGCCGGATCTGGTTCCTTGTTTGTCCTGCTGCCTTTTAGTCTGTTGCGGACGCTGTGATGATGACGTCGCCCGTCACGCTTGCGATCTCAACCTTTCCGGTTTCTGAATCCCACGCAGTCGAAGTCACGTCAACGCCGCCCATGCTGACCGTAGGTGTCCCGATTGTATAACCGGAATCCGCTGTCAGGGTAACGGATAACGCTTCGCCGTCGTCAACGGTTGTTCCTGCGAAATCGGATGTGACGTGTGTCAGGTTCTGCGTTACGCTGTGAGTTGTCACAACGGGTTCTGCGTCCTTGATTTCCTCGACGTAATCGACAAGGGTTCCTTCGTCATCAAGGTTCGGAAGTGCCGTGAATTCAGCGTCAACGACTGTCGCGTCTGCAGGCGCGAACTGTAATGTGAACCCTGCCTGATTGTTTCCGACGATCATTACCCAGATGTCGCCATCTTCAGGATCTACATGATGAAAACAGATGACGTATTTCGCGCCTTTTCTGTTTCCAACGCCGCCGATCTTTGTCTTGCGATACTTTCCGTCCTGTGAAATGCTGACGCGGGCGGTATCACACAACTTTTCGATCGTGTCGCCGATCAATGTCATAAGTCCCGCCTTCAGCTTGACTTCCTCGGATGTGATGACGGTCTTTTTTACTTTTCCCATGTCATCCGACACGTTCTGAATCTCGTTTGAATATTCAAGGGACGCGCCGTTCTTGATGTAGGAATAACGGTTTTCTTCGGTGCAGAATGTCTGCGGCTCCGGAATTGTCATTCCCTTGTTGAATACGGCTAAATGAATATAGCCGGATCCTAAAATGATACGTTCAGGTGCTTTGTTCATTTCCTTTTTCTCCTTCCTGTGGTTTACGCTTTCATTTTTTGAACGACGTTGAAATCATACGCCGTTTGATACATATTTTCTGACTGGATCGGGGCGGTTGTTCTGTGGAAATCAATGTCAAAAAGGACTTCCGTTTCGATCCGGTGTTCCAGATCGTGATCCGGCGTCCTGTCGGTGTATAACTCGATTGACGCCTGAATGTTCCTGATCCGGTTCAGATCATCCGTTCCGGTCTGATCCTCTGACGAAAAATAGATCAGGAACGGCGGCTTCGGGACTGGATTCTTTTTCGTGTCCCTGAATTCATATTCAGCGACCGGCAGTCCTAACGCCTTCAATCGTTCGATTATCCTTTCATAAGTGATTCCGATCATCAAATACCCCCGTTCGCGCTTCTGACGGCTTTTTCGACCGCTTCAACCGCTAATTCCTGCGCCGCCTGTTCAGCGGGCAGGATGTGTTGATATGCCTTTGTTCTTTTACCGTTGCGCGTGACGTGTCCCTTTTCCAGAAGGTGCGTCAACTGATAATGTTTCCGGTTGTGGACGGAATATTCTTCGCCCTGCAACGCCGACCGTCCCGGTCGTTCTGTGACCGCCCAATCCGGCGTATATTTCCCGGTTCTTTCTTTGTAGGATCCGCCCTTCTTTAGCGTGTCCGCCGTCTGGTCTGCGACATCCTTCAAATTCTTGCTGACCGCCTTTTGTATGTCCGCGTTGTATGTTTCCAACTGTTCCCGGATCTCCTGATCCAGTTGATCCGGCTTTATCTTAACGACCATAATTTCCCACGCGCTCCGCCGCGTACAGTTCGACTTTTCCGTCAGGTCTTTCGCCGTATGTTCTGTAAATCGTCAGACGGTTTCCCCCGACTTCAAGTTCCGGTTGATCGTCATATTCTGACGCCCACACAATGAACTGATTTTGTGCTTTATACCCATTGACGCCCGCCGACTGAAATTCGTCCCGTCCCACGGGATAGACTTCCGCGAAAACGGATGTCCTTTCGTCATCGTCTGACGTATCGCCCGGATGAATCAATGTGATCTGACATTCTTTCATCAGTCCCCGCCCCCCTTCCGGATCAGGATCCGGATCGGGATCCGGTTCTGGATCAGGATCCGGGGCGACGTCGAAATATTTCCCGTCGCCCTTGATCTTTGTCACATTCATGTCGTAAATTCCCGATAATATCGGATAGGCTGTCGTGTCAATGGAATAATTCGCCTTGACGTATGACAGGACGGTTTCAACGATCAGCGGATCCGACGGATTTTCCAACCACGACGGATCAACGCCTATTCGTTTAAGATCTCCGATCGCTGTGTCCGCAAGGCGACGAACATCCGCGTCCAGATCATCCGATATTGATTTTCTTACGCGAAGCCGCGCCGCTTCATACAGTTTTTCGATCGTCATCTTTCATTCCTGCCTTTCGCCTTTTTACGCCTTCTTTACGCGGATAAATCCGTTCCATGCTGCGACCGCGCCGCCCGCAAACATTGACGCCCTGAACGCTGTCTGACCGTTCTTGAACTTGTAATCATCGGAACGACGAACGTCGATGTCGGAAAAGACTGCAAGTTCATAGTTCTGCAGATATCCATACGCCATGTGATAGTCGCCGGAAGCGGCTGTTGCGTCGCTTACCGCCTTACAAGCGGAATTGATAACGAACGGAACGCCGTCGATCGTGCCGGTCTGACCGTTGTTCACAATGGTGTAAACCTTGCGCCCCTGAAGATCGCGAAGTTTCGCGAACTCTTTCAGATCCTTCTTGTTCAGGATTAGTGTCGCGATACCCTCGACTTCCTCGTCCCCTCCGAAACTGTAAATGATTTCGTCAAGGGTTGTTTCGTCGATCGTTGTGATCGTTGTGATGTCAGTCGCGGGATCGATGACCTGTTCTGACGCAGACTGTGGATTGAAAAAGATTCCCTTCAGTTTGCTTGTGGTTCCGTCGCCGACAAGGATCTGACGGGACAGGTATCTGCGGATCGCCTTTGAAACAGATCCTTCGACAACGCTGTCATAATCAGCGTTCGGAAGTTTCTGCATTTCCTCGGGTTCCTCGGTGTACGCTGTGATCTTCTGTTTCTCGATGGTCACATAACCGAATGAAGGTTCAACGTCGTTATACGCTCCGCCTTCTGCTGTTGCGCCACCCTGTCCGTTTTCGTAGGACTTAATGAATCCGCGTTCGTAGGTTTCGCCGCCCTGAAGGGGAACCGCCTTGACAAGATCCACAAGGGCGGAAACAGGGTTGACAGTAGGATTCAGATCGGGCGCGGTATGCTTAACCGGTGCGGTCTGTGATACGGACAGGGCGTCCTTCACATTCTTGACTGCGATTCCGGCGTTCATCATTACGCCTGATCCTGCCTTTAACTGTCCGCCGCGCTTGTCGAACGCCTTGACGTCCTTGTTCTCGGACTTGTCGTCCTTTTCGCCTTCGCCGGTTGCGGGATCCTCTGCGCTGTCGGCGAATCCTGCCAACTGTTCGCGCTTCTTTGCCTGATCCAAAATGTCGGAAATGTCCTGCGCTTCTGCAAGTAAAGCGTCAAGGACTTCGCCTTCGGCTGTTTTTGCCTGAACGCCGATCTCTTTCAGACGCGCGTTCAACTGGTCTTTTGTGAGTTTCACAAGTTCATCGTGTTTCATGGTTTTTAATCTCCTTTCACAAACTGTTGATGATTGTTCGCGCGATTTCTTCGCGCTTCTTGCTATTCTGAATCAGTACCGCCGACCGCGCGTCCTGATTTTCAGACTGTTCGTTCTTTGCCGCGCCTGCTGCCTTCTGGATAATCAGATCCTTCGGCATATTACGCGACCGGGCGACATATTCGCCCGCTGCCGCCGCGATTTCGGCGACGCTTTCGGATGTTTCGATGTCGAAATATTCGGCGGCTTCTGCCCCCGTCATCCATGTTTCCGCGTCCATAAGTTCGCGGATCTGTTCTTCTGTCACGCCTTCCTTGACGTGTTCCATATATACATTCACGATCCCGTCCGTGATGACGTCCAGATCGTCCGCCATTTTGCGAAGATCAGCGGCGTTTCCTTCTACCAACGCCCACGGATTATGTATCATCAGGAACGCATTTGAAGGAATCTGTGGCGGTTCTGATCCGGAAAAAGCGATCACGGACGCAATCGATCCGGCTAATCCGTCAACATGGACTTTCACGGACGCGGTTTCAGCGAATCGACGGATCATGTTATAGATCGCGATTCCGGCGAATACATTTCCGCCGCCTGAATTGATATAAATATTCAGGGATTTTCCCTGCTGCCCGCTTAAAAAGTTTTTGATCGCTTCGGGATATTGATCTTCTTCCTGCCACGCGCCCCAATAGTCCGAAACGATATCGCCGTAAAAATACAGATCCGCCGATGTTGCCGTTTCGTTCTTGACCTCGAAACAGTTGAAAAATTTAATTTTCGGCATTGTTACGCGTTCCCCCTTTCGTTTTTCTGGAAATAGAACGCCGCGCGGATTCCGATTCGGTTGAATGTTCCCGTCCCGACAATTTTGTCCTTTGATCCGACGCAAACATTTACTGTTCCCGGCTTCCAGTCTTTCCATATTGCCGACGCTATTTCGTCAGGCAGGATCAGACTTGTGACGTTTCCGTCCTTTACGATCTCGATCCCGCCGTTTTTTGTTGTTTCAGACGTTGTTTTCTTTGCTGCCATTGTCCGCCGCCCCCTTTCTTTTAGTTTTCAGGAAATAGACTGCTGCATTTTTCAATTTGTTTTCCGGGATCTGTTCCTGTCCCGGATCCTGATCGTCATCTTTTCCGACCTGATAAAGTGATTGATCGTCCGCCTTGACATAGTTCAGACTTACCATTCGGACATCCCCGTCCTCGATCGGTTCGTAATACATCAATTCGCGCAGTTCGTTGATCGTGATGATCCCGCGGTCATATAACTGACCGCCGATCGACATTCTGGTCTGAAGCGTCGCATACTGAAGGCGGTTCGCTGTGAAAATGACCTTGTTTCCGAATCCGCGTTCACGTTCTGACAGTAATTTGAACGTGAATTCAAGGGATAATTGAATCGAAATCGGTTCAATGACGTTTTCATAAAACGAATTCCATTCGGCTTCGTTGAAACTGGATGTCAGGATCTTTTCATTCACGCCGTAATAACGATATATGTTGTCGCGCAGGAACTGTGACTGAACAACCGGAATCTGCGGCGTTGTCTGACTGATTTCTTTGAAATCCATTGAATTATCCAGTCCTGCGATCCCGCCGGTGTTCCCGACGCTCATGTATGCGTCCTGAAATTCCTTGACTTTCGCCTTTAATTCGTCATCGTCGATGAAGTTGTTGTATTTCAAATAACCCTTCAGGTTTGCCGAATTCCTGACCGCTGACCGCAGGGCTTCGCCTGTCGTGTCGATCAGTTCAAGCGTGTTTTTCAACTGACCGTCAGGCGCGGTTCCCATGAATCGCTTCTTGTCGTAACGCGCCCGGATGTGGATCACGTTCATATACGGCAGGGTGTATTCTTTGCCGTCATAGTCCCAGACGAACCGGAACAAAAGGATCCCGTTTTCGGTTTCCCATATTCTGACATTTTTCGCCGAAACGGGGACGATTGACTGAACCCTTGTGAAGTCCGGCGTGTAGAATATGACCGCGTAGGCGTTTGAGTTGTAAACCAGATCGGACGCCATTCTGTAAAGTGCGGAATATGTGTCTAATTCCGGCGACCAACGAAGCGACAATATCCGGGACAGATAATCGTTTCGGACATTCAGTCCGTCATCCGTCCGGCGGATGATCTGCGGTTGTAGTTTTCCGACGTTCGACGCGATCGCGTTCGCTATGGATCCCACGATGTCGGATTCGCGCAGATTTCCGTTCGCCTGATAATCGCCTGTCAGGGCGACGAAGGGCGCGAATTTTGCACGTCTTAAATTTAATAAATCACGCAATAGTCCCACGGACTGCGCCCCCTTTCTGTGCTTATTTCTTGCCTATCATAGCCATATCATACAAAACAAAACCCCGA